CAGAGGCAAATTCATCATACAAATCTTTGACTTGTATTTCATGCCCATACATATTTCCTACAGTTTTGTCACCTATAGTGTCAAACCATTTTGTAGTGCTAGTATTGCTACCTATTAAAATGTCTTTTTCATCAGGTGTTAGGCTTTCTGCCCATGATGTTATATATTCAGAAGTGCTTTCTGCCAACATACTTTCCATAGTGTATGTAGGCGTATATACAGTATTACCTTCAGCATCTATACTTTCCTTATATAGATTGGAAAAGTCTTTATCTTCAAGAATATCTATCTCTAAACCAGCCCCCTCCCCATAAGTTTTAGCTACTCCAATAGAGCCTTCAGTAGCAGGCTCTCTTATTATAGTACCATCTTCATTACGAAGAAGACTTGTCTTAGAGCCATAAGTAAATGTAGTATCTAACTTTACATTAGATATTTCTTTTATTATATCATTTGTTTTTGCTATATTTATAGCCCCATCAAGTATAGCTTTAGAAGCATCTGCACCTAGCTTAACTGTTAGTTCGTCTAAAGTTTTTACATCATATCTAACAAATTCTTTTTGCAATTCTACATTCACTGCATCTGTAAAAGTATCATCTAAACCATAAATGCCAGTAAAACTAGTAGATAAATCTATAGGACCAAAATTATTAACACCAAAGTAATCATTTAAATAGTCCGTAATAAAAGTTTCGTTAAGAGCTCCATAATTACCCCCCATTTTAGCTGATTCTGCTGCTACTACATCATTACTAATACCTAACAAAGTTATTGCTGATTGTTGACTTGCACTTAAATTATTATTTTTAGGAAAAGTAAGATTAGTTTGTACTTTAGTATCTCCAGAACCTCCCCCAGAACTTGTACTACCAGAAGAAGAACTAAAAAGTGAAAAATCAGACTCTCTAGGACTTACATATCCTGCAGGAGGTCTAAATGATCCTTGATTTTTTGGTTTAGTAACAGGTGGTTCAAATTGAGAAGCTGTTCTTTGGTAAAATTCTTCAGCAGTTTCATCTGGAGCAGGGTTTACAGAATAAAAACCTTGAGTTTTGTCTACTTTAGGTTTTTCAGTTTTTACAAAACCTGTAGCTTGAATCATAGTATCAGGTAAAACTTGTGAAGTTACATCAGGTGTTACATCTGTAACTACATCGCCACCTTCTTGCATGTTTATAAACCCACCTTTTTGTTTATTTAATAATGTATTTCCAAAATCTTCAGTTCTTACAGGAGTCTGTTTATGCCAGTCAGAATTTTTAGCTTCTTTTGCAGCCCCTTCAAGGTCACCTTGTTGTAAAAGAGCTATAGTTTTTTTATGTTTTTTAAAACCTGTTTCGCCTAATTGAAATACAGCACCTGTAACAGCGTCTCTAACACTACTTGTAGTAGGTATATTAAACTCTTTAATTATTCTATCAGCACCTTGTTGTGCATTAAGATAATCTTGCATAAATAGTTCGTTAGCCTGCTCTTCAGTTAAAGTTGTAAAATTTTCACCTTCTTTTACTTTATGTCCATACCCTATCGTAGGATTATTTCTAGAGTCGTTATAAACATTACCTACAAAACTTTCTCTAAGTTTTAATAGTTCTTTATGTTCTTTAGGTGTTTTCATCCCTTTTAGACTCCGCCCTCACCCTGTCCTGTAATTGGAGTAACATTCCCAGTAAAGCCGCCTTCCCCTGGAGTTGGCGTAGTTCCTGTTCCGATTGTGCCACCACCAACGCCTGTTGGATCAGCAGGGTTTGCTCCTGCAGGAACTCCTTCAGGGGCTCCCATGTTTGGTTGTTGTTCACTAGGGGCAGCAGCCTCTTCGCCAGTTGTTTGTCCATTTAAACCTCTTAAAATTTCAGCAAATATTTGTGCTTCGTTAGTATCATTAACTAACTCATCAGGCTCCATGTCCTGAGCTATTGCTAGTTCCTTAATCAACGTAGGTAATTTTACAAAAGGAGCAAGCATAGGATTAGATACTGTTTGTAGTAGCATCGTTAATCTTTGTGACCTTACTTCTTTCATCATTACAGACGTTGTGCCTTTAGGTTTAATCTCCAAATCACCCATTGTTGCATCTTCATCCTCTGAGAATTGCATATTCCACATGAACATGTTTTCTCCTAAAGGTCTAAGAAGATGATCATCTATATTCTTAATAACAGTTTTAATGCCTAAGCCTGCTGAACCCATTAACATAGATAATCCTGCTGCAGTACGACCAGTACCAGTCACGCCAGTTTGACCATGAACGATACTAGGTATACCTGTTTCTTCATCAGCAAGTTGTCTTGCTTTGTCATACATCTGAAGGTTTTCTACTGCTGTACTAGGAAACTTAATTCCTGTAATACCAGTACCAGGAGCTCCAGACTGTCTCCTAAATATTTTACCAGGATATATATCCATAGACTGACCTGGTACCATCATGTTTTCGTCTACTTCAAAAATTAAATTGCCAGCCAGTGCTAAGTTGTCGATAGCCATACGAACATGACCATTCATTAGTAGCTGTGCATCTTCCATATTTTCAGGAACACCTATACCAAAAAATCTGTAAGGGTTTTTTTCATATGGAAATACTTGATAAGGTAATCTTTCTGGTACAAATGGGTTCAATACTACTCTTAATATTTGATTACCACATATCCATGCATTTACTTGTATCTGATCTAATGGTGATGTATTTTTAGGTAAATCTAATTGTATTTCTTCTGCCATCTTAGCATCTAATACACCCCAATATTCTAATATTTCAAATCTGTCTTCATTATAGATAGGATCATTATCTGCATATAGATCGTTTTCAAAATGTCTTTCTTCATAAGAACTACCCATAGTAAGGCAGGTTTCAATAGCATCTACATCAAAAAAAGGTCTATTTCTTAGAGCACGTAATTGTGATCTATTCATTCTATGTCTTTCTATAATATATTCTGCATCTTCTAGACTTAGTGCAGAAGGATCAGGATATAAATCCCAACAAGAAACGTGGCTTAATCTAGGTACTAGTTTTTCTTCTGGATCATAATACCTACTTCCCCCATCTGAAGACCATCTATGTATAGTTTTAGTATGATTAAATGGTCCTTTTACAATACCAGTACCAAGTAGACATTGTTCAAAAAGTCCTTTTCTGAGTTCGGAAACTGCTGAAGCATCTAGTAATTGATCATGGATTAATTTTTCCATTTTCCTAGCTGCTTCCTTGGCTGGAGATAGTTGTGGTTCCCCCATTTTAGATGGACCTGCGGCTAAATTAGCTTCAGACATTTCATCTGCATATGGACCTAGTTCTAATTCACTAGCTTCCATAGCTCCTGGTGCTAACTCTCTACCATCTCCTTCAAACCCATAAGGGTCTGATTTATTAAGACTATCTGCTGGCGATTTTAGGTGAACAAATTCTTCTACACCTTCAGGCATAGGGGTAGGTTCTACAGAAATAGGAACTTTACCTTGTGAAAACAAAATATCTACTAATTGCCCAAAAGCAGCTAATACTTTTACCTTAGTTATCTTTACAGTAACTTTAGATCGTTCTGATTTTCTGTAATCCTCACTATCTTCTGAGGTTCCTCTATAATTTTTGTAAGCTTTAAGCCATCGTTGTTCGTCTGATAGACGACCATCTTCAGATTCTCTATACTTACCTCGTATATACCCTGCCAAACCGACCATATCTTTATTAGTGATATCTTCTTGTTCGTCAGTACCTACGAGTTCACCTAAATCAGCCATAATTAATAATCCTTTTTGTCAGCTAAAGCATTGAAATTAGAATCTGTTTGATTCTTTTTCATGCCTGATAAGTTACCACCATCTACAGTGGTTTGAGCTCCATGAGACACAGAAACTTTATCCCAGCCTTCTTTTTTCATTCTAGAAAGCTTTGATTCGTTCTCTTGTCCAAGGTCGCCTTGCTTATATTTGCTCATTAGCGGCATTGTTTTCTCCTTGTTGTTGGTTGGTTAATAAAGTGTTTACTTGTTCTTCTGTAGAAATTTTTACAGGTTCTCCAGAATCTATTTGAGCTTCTTGTTGCTCATCTTTTAATGTGTTAGGAACTAAATCTATTTCTGTATTTTTAATATCTTCTATTGCATCGTAAGCAGGTCTTAGCTGTTCTGTCCTATAATTATTTAATCTTTCTTTATCTTGCATGTAAGAATCTCTTAATGTAGGGAATGTTTCTAAAGGAACATTACCTGCAAGCCCTGTTTGTACTCTAGGAACAGTAAGAGGGTCTTCATTATTTTCTAAAGCTCTACCAAAAAAAGTATTTTCAAAATCTGCTACTTTTTTTTCTAGCTCAGGAATATAATTTTTAATTCCTTGTCTAGTAATTCTATCAGCTATATCTGTTGCAGGTCCTTCTATTTCTTGTTGATTTAATTCTTCAACCGCACCACTAAAAAAGTTTGTATCTCCTTGATTGGCTGATATGTGTAGTGCTTCAGCACCAGTTAAATTTCTTAAAATATCTTTACCTTTTTCTTTGTATATTTCAAATGTGCCTACACGCTTTTCAGGAGCAGCAGTTCCTCTAATTAATTCTTCTAATTGTCTAGGATTTAATTTGTCTAATTTTTCTTTAACTATTTTAGGGTCAGCACTACCAATAAAACCATATTTGTCAGCATTAAGCAAAACATTACCTAAAATACCTTCACCAATACTTCCCATATCAGCAAAATAAGCTCTTGTGCCTATTTCTAATGCAGCCTCAGCAGCAAAAGCAGTTTTACTAGCAACACCATAGAAAGGAACTAAAAAGTAAGCACTTAGTTTTCCTGTCTTTAATACTAACTCCCCTGCATTTTTTGTAGCTTTTTTTACTAATTTCCAATCATAGTTAGGGTTATACCCTCCCTTTATTGTAGTTGTTGTTTGTCCACCTTCTATATTTTCAATTTCAACATTAGGAACATCTTCTAAGATATTAGTTGTTCGTATAACTTGTTTTCCATCTGTGCCTACAGTTATTTCAATATCAGGATATTCATAGTGTTTTTGAAAATCTTCATCAAAAAAAGTAGTATTTAAATGAGGTATACTTAATCTTTCTGCTTTAACAACTCTTTGATCTACTTTTCCTGTAGGAGTATATCCAATTTTATCTTTAAGTGGTACTTCAAATTCACCATTCTTGAGTACTTTACCTGCTCTTTCCCAAACCTCATCATCTATAATTCCTTGTTCATTTAAAAATTGTAGATAAGGTTCTACCCTCATTCTATAAATCATTTCAGGAGGGTACATTTTTTTTACTCTTTCACTGACTTCTGGAAAAGC